GCGGGCTATCTACCTCAGAACCAAATACTTCACCCCCTGGGTTTTCAAATAATTGACCGCCACCGCCAGGTCGCTTAGGGTTCATTGTTAAATTATCTAAAAAACTTGTAGGTTTTGTTGGAGTATTTATTGGATTTGGAGGCATATTAATATTATTTGCCTGATTATCGGTATTTTGCATACCTTGATTTAAAAAACTTGTAAATGGTTTAGAATGTCCTGGCTTATGTGGCATTTATGCTTTTCCTTGTATAGAATTCTCGCCATAAATATACACAATATTATTGTTTAAATCAAATTCACTATTACATTTAGGACAAATCCACCCAGTAACCTCCTTGTCCGAGTCAATAAGTCCAATTCTTCTAGTAAATTCTTCGTTTAAATAAAGGTCTTTATCACATATTGGACAAAGGTCTTTAGGTTTACTTCTCTTTGTGTGCAATGAGCTCTGTTTTGCTACCATCCTTAAGGGCCTCCATTTGTTCATCTGAAAAACCTGACCATACTGTAAGCTGTTCTTGCTTTGTTTCTGTATCAAATAACCCTGATATCTTGGACAATGACTCCAATGAACGCAATTTATCAGAATCTTTGTCTGCAACTTCGGCAATATCCTTATATTT